GAGATAAGGCATTAGTTATTACAGGAGAAGTGCCACATACAGAGAGACCTAAAATGATGAATAGGATATATGATGATAAAGACATCCTTTATGGAACACAGTCTATATTCTCTGAAGGTATTTCTCTTAACTGTTTAAGTTGTTTACTTTTAGCAACTCCAGTTAATAACGAACCTTTATTAACACAGCTAATAGGAAGAATAATAAGGCGGGAAGAAGGTAAGAAGACCCCCGTGGTAATAGATATTAATCTGTTGGGCAAGACTGCCCGCAGACAAGCGAATAATAGGTTAGGATACTATATGAAGCAAGGGTATGACATTAATCACCTTTGAAATTTAGTTCTTGACACCGAGTTAAAATTTTGGTATAATAGTGATACGATTTAATTGGAAAAAGATTTTAGAAGCAACTAAAGGCAAGGAAAATGAAATACTGCTAATAGTGCATTCACTTACTTATAATCTTACACCTAAAAATTATCGTGATCCATTATATAAATATTTTGGAAAAGACTGGTCAGGCTTCAGTTTCTTAGTAAACCCCGAAGCTGTCTTTATAAATAGACCACAGTTCTCTGATCGAGAATGGGTAGAGTATATAGCTATCGCTAGTTATAGAAATTTAAATGCCTATTACGATTCGAGAAAAACAACGATAGACCTTTTACACTTACCAGTGTCTGAGGACGCAATTAACAACAACAGGCTACTGAAGATTGAAGATAACAAAGTACATTTTCGATTTGAAGAAGTCACTTAAAGGAGAAAACAATGGCTATAAAATTTGGTCAGCTTGAGGGCAAAGCAAAGAAATCAACTATTAATCAATTCACATATAGAGATGGCGACAATGTCGTTCGTATGGTAGGTGATATACTACCTAGATATGTATATTGGGTTAAAGGCGAAAACAACAAAAATATTCCTATGGAATGTTTATCTTTCGACAGAGATTCTGAAACCTTCAACAATATAGAAAAAGACTGGGTAAGAACCTTTTATCCAGATATGAAATGCGGTTGGGCATATGCAATTCAATGTATAGACCCAGGCGATGGACAAGTAAAAGTCCTGAATCTAAAGAAAAAATTGTTAGAGCAGATAATGCTTGCAGCAGAAGATTTAGGCGATCCAACAGATCCTGAAACAGGTTGGGACATACATTTTAAACGAGTAAAGACTGGTCCGATGGCATTTAATGTCGAGTATCAATTACAAGTTTTGAGATGTAAAACAAGATCATTAGACGAAGCTGAAATGGCATCTATTGCCGAACTTCGATCAATGGATGATGTTTTACCTAGACCTACTGTGGAAGCACAAAAGGAACTCTTGGAGAGGATTAGATCTTTAGGAAATGAAACTCCCGATGAAGTCGCAAAGGAATTTAGCAACGGAAATAAAAACCGTGGTAGACAAAAACCGTGGTAGACAAAATTCTGTTTACTGCCGACTGGCATTTGAAGCTGGGACAAAGGAATGTCCCAGTTTCGTGGGCTCGGAATAGATTTAGGCTCTTTGTTGAACAAATTAGACAGTTAGAAAATGACGTAGATTTACACATTATTGGAGGAGATTTATTTGATAGAATTCCTTCGATGGTAGAATTAGAGTTATACTTTGAATTTATAAGTGGAGTAAAAATTCCCACATTAATATATGACGGTAATCACGAGGCTACAAGAAAAGGCAAAACGTTTTTTACACAACTAAAAAGTGCAACAACAGAACTAAATCCTTTGGTAGAAATAATTGATTATATCTATAAAGGTGAGCACTTTGGTATACTTCCCTATTGTGAGTTACATAGGAAGTGGCACATTAAACAATTCAATATAAGGCAACCGCTATTTACTCACGTTAGGGGAGCTATACCTCCTCACGTAAGTCCAGAAGTGGATTTAAAAAGATTCGCACACTTTCCAATAGTGTTCGCGGGCGATCTACACAGTCATTCTAACACACAATTAAACATTGTATATCCTGGTAGTCCAATGGCTACACAATTTCACAGAACTAAAATAGAAACAGGCTACTTGCTAATCGACACAAGCCAGTGGAACTGGAAGTGGCACACCTTCAAATTGCCACAACTGGTGAGAAAGACCATAACCGATCCAAAGGAAATGGTTCCCACATCTTACGATCATACGATTTATGAGATCGAAGGAAATGTGACAGATTTAGCAGGAGTCGAAAATACAGAATTATTGGATAAGAAGATAGTTCGTAGAAAAACTGAGGCAGCGTTAATTCTCACCAACGAAATGTCGATTGAAGATGAATTAATAGAGTATCTCAGTTATATTTTAGAATTAAAAGATGAACAAGTAAAGGAGATTTTAGGGGTATATCATGATTACTCTCGGGACATTGCGATGGGATAATTGCTTTAGTTATAGTACGAACAACCATGTTGACTTAGCTAATAGTAATTTAACACAACTTATAGGCACGAATGGTGTCGGTAAGTCGAGTATTCCTTTGATACTTGAGGAGGTCTTGTACAACAAGAACAGTAAGGGAATCAAAAAAGCAGATATACAGAATAGATATTATAATAAAGGTTATAATATCTCATTGGATTTTAAGGTTGAAAGAGAGCAGTATAAGATAGAAGCTCGTCGCAGTCGTGGTATAATTAAAGTTAGGCTTTTAAAAGATGGAAAGGATATTTCTAGTCATACCGCGACCAATACTTATAAGACTTTAGAAGGTATTTTAGGCTTAGATTTTAAGACTTTTTCGCAACTCGTATATCAAAACACAAACGCAAGTTTACAGTTTTTAACGGCTACAGATGCAAATCGGAAGAAATTTCTAATAGATCTGTTTTCGTTAGATGAATATTTAAAGTTTCATGAGATTTTTAAGAAAGGTGCAAAGACACTTAACCAGGAGTTTATTTCTTTTAATGCAAAGACGGAATCAATACAAAATTGGCTTCATAATAACAAATTAACAGATACTACCATACTACCTATGAAAATTTTGAAAATCGATACGAGTAATGATGAGAAGCGATTAAGGAGTTTATTAATCGATTTTGAAAATATTAATTCCACAAATCGAAAAATCTCAGAAAATGAGATGAAGAAGCATCTGTTAGCAAGTATAAAGATTAAAGATATTGCAGGAATTAAAAAACCTAAACAAATGATTACTGCTGATCTTAGTAGAAAAGTCGGAGAATGCGGTGCACAAATTTCTCAAAGCCAAGACATGATTGACTCGATTAGTGAACTTGGTACAAAATGTCCGACTTGCTCTCAGGAAGTAGATCCTGAATTTGTGCATGAGTTGATAACAAAGAATTTAGATGATGCAAAGTTCATGGCAGAAACGCAGTTAAAATACGAATTAAAAATTGCGAAGATTCAGGCAGAAGTACAAGAGTATGAGGAAGCTGTGCAAAAACGTAATGAGTGGACAGACTTAAAACGCAGTATAGATGATAGTTTAGATAATGAGCCGATTGACGCGGTTTGGCTTCAGGATAACATCGAGAAATTAGAAGAAAAGATAGCGGAAACTCAGAGTGAGATACAAGTGATAATGAAAGAAAATGAGAAACGTGCAGCCAGAAACACCAGAATTCAAGTGATACAAGAACAAACAAAAGAGTTTGAAACTGAACTTAATGGGATACAAGAAAAGCTTTCAAAAATTTCGGCAAAACTCTCAAATTTAGAAATACTTAAACGAGCTTTTAGTACAAGCGGACTTATAGCTTATAAGATTGAGAACCTTGTAAAAGATTTGGAAGACATGACAAACGACTACTTAGCAGAACTTAGCGATGGTCGTTTTAGTATAAACTTTGTTGTGAATAACGACAAATTAAATGTAGAAATAACAGATAATGGAAAGACGGTCGCAATTACCGCACTTTCCAGCGGTGAGTTGACGCGAGTTAATACTGCGACACTAATTGCAATTCGGAAACTAATGAGTAGTATTTCGAAGAGTCGTATCAATGTATTGTTTTTAGATGAAGTCATCAATGTATTAGACGAGGCGGGTAGGGAGAAGCTCGTTGAGATTTTACTAAAAGAAGAAGAACTAAATACATACGTAGTATCACATGGCTGGACTCACCCCCTGTTAGACAAGATTGAAGTAATCAAAGAGAATAATATATCGAGACTAGAATGATAAAAATACGAAAAATATGGGATATAATACCTATACCTATTATAATAACGGATCTATTACCAAAGAAGTTTGGTGGAGGTACATTAATTTGTATAGTCCTCATTAGACCAAAACACAAAGACAATGAAGGACTGATACAGCATGAATTAACTCATGTAAAACAAAATCTGAGAACTTTATTGTTTTCAGGGTTTAAACAGAACTGGAGTAAGCAACACAGACTAGATAGAGAGTGTGAAGCCTATGCAGTTCAACTTAAATACTCACCTACTCGTAAGGATTTATA